CGGCCCCATCCTTGGATAGAGGCCATGTTTTATCTCCTATGCGATTCTTAGAATTGCAGCAGTTGCTTCAGCAGCAGGAAACGTAATTGTAAATGTTCCTGAAGTTGAAGATTTAACAGCACCAAAATCTAATACACAAACAGATGCATTTGTGGTTAAACCAGATACAGTTGAACTATTATAAATAACAGCAGCTTGTGCCGAAATAGTTGCGCTTGTAAATGAAATGTCAGCGAAATCACAAACAGCAGTGTCAGAGGATAATGTTGGCGTAACAGA